GTACATTCCGTATCACACAATTTGCATTAGCTGATGATGAAATTGATTATACATTATATAATCCATCACACCCATCAGGTTCAGCTTACTATGGTCAGGCAATTGAAAATATGCCTTTATTAGAAGCGTTTCCTGATGAAACACAAATCATGAAGTATAAACTTACTACTTTACCACGTGGTACTGCTAAGATGCCAATCTTAGATGTAGGTTATACTAATATTGTAATTAAACAAGGTGCTTCATTAGCAATTACTCCTCAAACTCTAAACTATTTAGGTGGTAATCAAAACGAAGCTAGTGGTTATACAGCTACTATCTCAGATGTTAGATTATTATCTACATTTGAAGGTGTTGGTATAGATTCAGCTCAAACTAATGCTTTAAATGTTAATTCAACAACTACTCTAGGTACTAACGTATCTGCAACAGTAGTAGGTACAACAATTAATCTTAGAGCAACTACAGTTAATACATTATTTGGTGCTAACACTGCATTATATGCTACAATGACTATTGTAGGTAGAGATAGTGGAGCAAGATTACAAGTCCCAATCACTATAACTAAAGTATCCTAATTATGTCATTTAATAGATTAGAAGCAGACGATTTCGTAGTATCAGCTGATAGTATTACAGCTGGTATATTTACTGATAGTCAAATCCCAACTATCACTACATTTTTTACTTCTTCAACCCAAAGAACCAGTAATTCAGGAGATTATTACTTAAATATATTTTCAAATGCCGCAACTTCATCTTTAGAATTTGCAGTTACTTATGGTAACGAATTAGGAAGTGGTAGTGCCGCTTATAATTTAGATGTAGATGGTAAATCTCCCTCTTCTACCGTTTATGGTCAATATCGTACCTTGGTATTAGGTGATGAAAATGCATCATTTACTTTTGGTAGTACTACATCATCAGATTTTTGGGCTATTTCAATGGAAAGAAGTAGATATAAAGAATCTATATTCCCAGGTTCAACAACCTTATTACTTGAAAATGGTGGAAACACAATTTCTTTAACAGATAATAGTCAAGTAGCTTCTTCTGTTGTATTTAATGATGCAGGTAGAGTATTCCAATTAGTATCAGGTTCAGCGGGGAATGTAGTTGATTCAAAACAAGCAAATGGGTACAGTATAGGTTCAGGTTCATACGGTTTATTCTTACCAGATATTGCTACTTATATTTTAAATCCAAGAGCATTAGCTAATACTTTTGTTAATGGTGGTATTGAGTTAGATGCTACTGTTACTTCAGCATTAACAACTACAGATAGTCCAAATTTAAATATAATATTTAAATCAATAAGATCTGGAGCTTCATTTACAGCAAATTCAGAAGAAACAATTACTTCAGACTTTGTGTTTGTAAGACCTAGAAGTTCTCAGTTTAATTACTCAGAAAACCCATCATTCATTTCAGGTTCAACAGGTGAGGTATTATATCCTTCATTTATTAATTCCCCTACAACATATATTACAACTGTAGGTTTATATAATGATACTAATGAGTTGTTAGCAGTAGCTAAATTGTCAAAACCATTAGAAAAAGATTTCACAAAAGAAGCTCTTGTTAGAGTTAAATTAGACTTTTAAAATAAATGAATGAGTGCATTCAAACAATTTTTATCACAGGATATAATAGTAGAACCCTTTAAAGTAAATAAGGGGTTCTCCTTTCCTGCTTCTGAATTTAACAATTCTGATGTCCAAATAGCTAGATTCAAAGGTAAAAATATTCAATCGTCCCCCTTTATTTCAGGTTCAAACCCTATAACTGGAAATAGTTCGGTAGGTATCCAAGACCAAGAATTATTATATAATTCAATTAAAGAATTATATTATTCAAATTTTACTACTTCTTCATTTGGATCTTCTATTCAAACACAAAGTTTATTTCCCGGAGAAAATGTAGAAGGTGATGTATTTGTAGGTAGCCCAAATTCTGTAGGTAGATATGAAAATTACTTACAGAGTACAGATGATATTATAAGATACTTTCCTACAGAATCAAATTCAAGTATAGCAATTCTTTCTATACCTTCTCGTTTATGGGGTGATTATATACAACCAAATTCATTTAAATTTACATTAACAGATCCAACAGATAATATAGATTATGCTATTAAAGATGATGGAAATGGTAATTTAGTTTATATTGGTAGTGGTCAATATTTAGGTAATATAATTTATACTCATGGTATAGTAACTTTTACAAAATGTTCTCCTAATGAAACACCCCCTGATGAAGGGTATGGTATTTCATCATATGGGGGAAATATATATGGTGGTGGAGATTTAACAGTTGATGATATTATTAATGCTACTAACGTTACTTGCTCATTCTCTAGTTCGTTTGATATTTACGAAACACAATACAAAGCTACTATAAATGAATTTGAGTATAATTTTAGTCTAAACCCTTCTATTATTTCAGGTTCCACAGATGGTACTGTTTACGATTTTGTAACAGGTTCTTTCTTCTCACCTTATGTTAGTACTGTTGGGTTATATGATAATGACCAAAATTTACTTGCAGTTGGAAAATTATCTCAACCACTCCCAATATCAAGAACAACAGATACTACTATATTTATAAACATAGATAGATAATTACAATGGGAAAAGGAACCGAAAGACTAGAAAATATATTTACCCCATCCACGGATGAAATCAACCAGGGGTTCACTATAAATGCTTGGCATGTATCACAATCTGTAGATGCTTTTACAGGTACAGGAAGTTATGATATTGATATTAGTGGTAGTTTAACAGTTACTGGTTCTATATATCATGAAGATGCTCAAGATGCTGGAGGTGCTCTTTCAAATGTAGTAGTAAGAAATAATGCTACTGGAGAATATTTCATCACAGGTTCATATGGTGGTGGAGGTGGTGGAGCAGGTACTTCGGGTTCATCAGGTTCATCAGGTACTTCAGGTACATCAGGTTCATCTGGCTCATCAGGTACTTCAGGTACATCAGGAACAACCCCTCCAGGAATGACATCAGGTACTTCAGGTTCTTCAGGCTCATCAGGTACTTCAGGTAGCTCAGGCTCTAGTGGTACATCAGGCTCGTCTGGTTCTTCAGGTACATCAGGTTCATCAGGTTCAAGCGGTACATCAGGCTCTAGTGGTTCTTCCGGTACATCAGGCTCTAGTGGTTCTTCAGGTACAAGTGGTTCTTCAGGCTCATCAGGCTCATCAGGCTCATCAGGAACAAGTGGTTCATCAGGCAGTTCAGGCTCATCCGGAACAAGTGGTTCATCAGGCTCATCTGGTTCAAGTGGATCTTCTGGAACTAGCGGTACTTCTGTTAGTAAAGCGGTATATTCCACATCCGCTGGAACAACTGCTTCTCCTACTATTATTAATGGAACATCAACACCTTCTTTAGATGATATCAATGGTGGTGCACTTGTAGTATACTCAGGAACTAGCGGAACTTCAGGTTTAAGATTTGGTTTCCAAGCTGATTTATATACTGAAGATTTCCAATGTACTGTAATATTCCCTGGTGCTACAAATACATCCGATACTTCAGGTAATACTAGTAGAAGATTACAATTTAGTGCTACACCCTATAATGCAGCGGTAACCTACACTCGTTTATCAACTGGTGCAGGAGACTTAGGAGGGTATAAATTTGAACAATCCCAAAATGCTGGTAATTCAACTTTTATCCCTACTGATTTATTAATGGCTGGAGGAATGTTAGAAGTAACATACTCATACGATAGAGCTCTATTAGCATTTCATGGTGATCCTATGGAATAATATTTAAAAATAAATTATGGCTACAGAAACAAAATATACAGTATCAGAAAATTTTAGAACTTATTTATCTACTACAGGTGAATTTGTTTCATTTGGAGACCCTAATGTAGCATTTTTTGATACCCCAACATTAGCTTCAGAAGCACTAGATCAATTACCTATAACTGGTAATTTTATAGTAACTACATATTTACTTAAGTCCTAATATATGAATTGGTTATATAGAGGTGAGGAAATAACCTCAATCGAGGATTTCCCTCCTTCAACATTCGGTTTTGTATATAGAATTACTCACATCCCAAGTAGTAAAGCCTATATAGGAAAAAAATTCGTTAAATTTACTCGTAAAGCTAAATTAACTAAAAAAGATTTAGCATTATATGAAGGTACTAAAGGTAGAAAACCATCATACAA